AAATCAGATTTAACTCTTTATGTTTCAACAAATGTAGCTAGAGCATACATTAGAGCATTAGGCGGTTTTGGAACTGCTGGTTTAGGTGCTGCGGGTATCAATAATCAAGGTACTTCTTGGTTTTCTAACGGAGCGCAATTATCTTTTGAGGGGATTCCAGTATTTGTTTGTAACGGAATGGGTAACAACAAAATGTTACTTACTTATAAGTCTAACTTATTCTTCGGAACAGGTTTAACTTCAGATATTAATGAAGTAAGATTTATTGATATGGCTGACAAAGACGGATCTCAAAATGTAAGAGTAATAATGAGATATACTGCAGGATGTCAAATCGGAGTAGGTGCAGATATTGTTTACTATTCATAATAACTAATCTAAGAGGGGAGGTTAATTCCTCCCTTTTTATAATAACTATATAATATGGCTTGTTTATTAACAAAAGGTAGAAAAGTACCCTGTAAATCAGGAGTAGGTGGCTTAAAGTCAGTTTACTTTGCAGATTTCGGTACTTTAGGTGCTATTACTATTACTGATTTTGAAATTTCAGCAATAGCAGGTACTCCTACTTTATATCAGTTTGATCTCAAAGGTAATTCAACAATGGAAACTACTGTAACAAGTTCTAGAGAAAATGGTACTACATTTTATGAAAGTACATTAACTTTAAACTTTACATTCCAAGACAGACACACTCAGGAAGAAATAAGACTTCTTGCAATTGCTCGTCCACATATTTGGGTTGAGGCTTATAGTGGTGAGGCAGGTAGTTCTTACTATTTAATGGGTAAAGTTAACGGTTGTGAATTAACGACTGGAACTTTTTCTAATGGAGCAGCAATGGGAGACTTAAATGGTTACTCATTAACGTTTACTGCACAGGAAATAGCTGCGCCAGACTTTACAATTTCAACAGTTGTAACAGGTGCTACTCAAGGTGCGCAAATAACTCCTAACTAATAGGGTTTAACTTTGTTATCAAAAAAAATCAAGGGGTATGTTAATCATATCCCTTTTTTTTATATCTTTATATAAACTTTATAAGTTTTCATAATAGAGTAATTTTTTTGTTTAGTAGAAAGGGAGGTTTGATTACCTCCTTTTTTTATGTACAAAATTTAAACTTTGTACGTTATATAAGTATGATACACTTGACGACTGCAGCAACTAAGCAAACGATAAATATAATTCCTAGAAATTATGCATCTACTGTTAACGTAGTAGTAAGAGACGATTCAACAAACACCTCAACAACATATTCAACAATAGCAACAACAACAGATAAAAACTATTTACAAGTAGGCATTACATTTAGCCCTGTATTAGTAGAGGGTAGGTTTTACGATGTTAATGTTAAAGAGGGAACAAGTGTAATTTATAAAGACACAATTTTCTGTACTGATCAGACTATTAATCAAACTAACAACGATTATTATTCTGTCAATGAGGGTGCTTATACAGTGCCAACAGGTGCAGATGCTTATGATAATGATTATATTATAATATGAAAAATAAGACACAATTAAGTATTGTTAATTTAAGTACCTATACTTCTCCACAAGTAAAAGAAAAAGCAGGTACAGACTGGGTAGAATTTGGCTCAGACAATAACTATTTCCAATACTTAATAGATAGATATAATGGCTCTCCAACTAATATGGCTATTATTAATGGTATTTCAGAAATGATTTACGGTAAAGGCTTAGATGCTACTGATTCTCATAGACGCCCTGAGCAATATGCTATGATGATTTCTTTATTTAAAGATCAAGTAGTAAGAAGATTATGCTCTGACTTAAAATTAATGGGACAATGTGCAATACAAGTAATTTATTCTAAAGATAGATCAAGAATTGTAAAGCTAGAACATATACCTGTTGAAACACTAAGAGCCGAGAAATGCAACGACAAAGGAGAAGTACCAGCATACTTTTATTTTAATGATTGGAGTAAATACAAAAGAAGTAGCAAACTAACTAGAATACCAGCTTTTGGAATGTCTAACGAGGGATTAGAAATCATTTACGTTAAACCTTATAGATCAGGTTATAAATATTATAGTCCACCAGATTACGAGGGAGGAACACAATACGCAGAACTAGAACAAGAAATATCTAATTATCATCTAAACAACATTCTTAATGGACTTGCTCCAAGTATGTTAATCAATATGAATAATGGAACTCCATCTCCAGCAGAGAGAGAGTTAATAGAGCAAAGAATATACCAAAAGTTTTCAGGTACTTCTAATGCTGGTAAGTTTATTCTTAGCTTTAATGATGATCCTAGTACTGCTGCAACTATTGAGCCTATTCAATTAAGTGATGCACATAATCAATATCAGTTCTTAAGTGATGAAAGTTCCAAAAAGATTATGGTTGCTCACAGAGTTGTAAGTCCTATGTTATTAGGAGTAAAAGACAATACAGGTTTTGGTAGTAATGCAGACGAATTAAAGACAGCTAGTATCTTAATGGATAATATGGTAATACGTCCCTTTCAGACACTTTTAATTAATGCCTTTGATCAGATCCTTGCTTACAACGATATCTCCTTGCATTTATACTTTAAAACGCTTCAGCCGCTTGAATTTACAGACTTAAGCAATGTAACAGATGCAGAAACAAGAGAAGAAGAAACAGGAGTTAAATTATCAGAAGATAAAAAAGCGCATAAATTTATAGATACTGAAGTTGCTGATGCTCTTATAGAATTAGGAGAAACAGAAGAAGAACTTTTAAAAGAATTTGATGTTGTAGATGAGAGAGAAGTAAATTATGAGTTTGATGATGAATTAGATGAGGTTATTGACTTAGGTAATAAAACAGAGTTAGCTAATACAGGTAAAGCAACACCATACAGAGATAGCGAACAAGACGGAACATCTAAACAAACAAAATACAAAGACAAAGAATTTTTGGTTAGATATATGTATAACCCTTTGAGAACTCAAGCAAGTTCAAGAGAGTTTTGCAGAAAAATGGTTTCAGCTAAAAAAGTATATCGTAAAGAGGATATAATAGCTATGACAGATAAAGTTGTTAATGCAGGTTTTGGAGTAGGTGGATCAAATAAATATAGTATATGGCTTTGGAAAGGTGGAGCAAGATGCAAGCACAGATGGTATCGTAAAACATATATGAGAAAAGACGGAGCGAGAGGCTTAGGCGAAAACATATCAACTAAAGAAGCTAGAAGTAGAGGCTTCAAACAAAAAGGAAGAAAAAACGCACAAAGAGTATCAGTAGCACCTCACGATATGAAGTATGAGGGATATACTGCTGCATATTGGAATAAAATGGGTTTTAAATATTAATTATGGCAACAGTATTATTTATAACAAGAACGGACTTAGTAAAAAACTCTATCATTGATGGGAATGTAGATACTGATAAATATATTCAATTTATTAAGGTAGCACAAGAGATAGAAATACAAAATTACTTAGGAACTAAGTTATATGATAAAATAGCTAGTGATATTAATTCTGTTCCAGGTTTAGCAGGAAACTATTTAACATTAGTAAACGAATATGTACAACCAATGTTAATCTGGTATGCTCAGGCAGAATATATACCTTACGCAGCTTATCAGATCAAAAACGGAGGAGTATTTAAACATACTTCAGAGAATGCTGAAACGGTAAGTAAAACAGAGGTTGATTTTTTAGTACAGAAAGCGAGAAATACCGCAGAGTACTATACAAATAGATTTTTAGATTATATGGGAGCAAATAGTAATTTATTTCCTGAGTATAGTCAAAACACAGGAGGTGATGTATATCCTGACAGCGATGGAGTATTTAACGGATGGGTATTGTGATATATAAACCAAAAAGTAAAAATATAGTTAAACTTAAAAAGTTTTTAAATATGAACTGGGTACAAACAACAACAGAAAACGTAACTGTTGAATATAAAACAAATAAGTAATGGCAAACTACGGAAAAATATATGATAGTACTTGGTGGGGTGTTAGTGTTTGTGATAACACAATAAACTGGGGAAAAATATATAAAGCCTTAGTTGATTGTACACCTACACCATTGTTTGAAATATTAACAGAGGATGGTAATTATTTAATAACTGAGGGAGCAACATTAGAATATATAATAACAGAATAAATAAAAAAAAATGGCAAATAAAAAATTTAGTGAATTTACAACAAAAACCGACCCAGCTAATGTAGATTTTGTTGTAGGTTATGACGGAACAGACAATGTCAGAATAGCGCCCTCAAATTTAAGCAGTGGTGGCGCATCAAATTTAGATGGATTAAGCGACTGTGATACTACAACATCTGGTCAAGGCTCAATGTTTATTGGAAATGTTCCAGCTGGTTTAACAACAAGTGCTTATTATAATACTGGTTTAGGATATAGTTCTTTAAATAGCTTAACAACTGCAAACTACAACACTTCTGTTGGTAGAAATTCTTTAAAACTATTAACAGCAAGTGAAGGTCATAACACCGCTTTTGGTGCAGATGCTTTGAATGCTGGAAGTTCAACGCAACAATATTCAACCGCAATAGGCTCTGGTGCTGGGTATTCCGCAACTGGTAGGCACGCTGTTTATGTGGGTTATCAGTCTGGTCGAAATAACACCAATCAAGGACACATTTCAATAGGTTATCAAGCTGGTTATTCTCAAACATCTGGTTCAAGAAATACAAATTTAGGATATAAATCTGGGTATAGATCGGAAGAGCGTCGTGTAGGGAAAGAGTGTAGACCTCGGTGGTCGCCGAAGCAGTAAAAAAAAA